CGATTGTTGGCAACATGGGTTCGGAACAACGCTTTGATTACACTGCTATCGGTGACGCGGTTAATATTGCGGCCAGGCTGGAAAGCGGAACGAAAGCAGCGGGCGTAGATGTATTAATCGGCGCTACCACTGCTCAGCGCACGAGCATCGACTTGAAAGCCCTCCCCGCTATTGAGGCAAAAGGTAAGGCTGAGAAGCTTAAGGTATATACTTTTAAATAGTTTGCATTATTATATTAGTGTTGCTAATATGATTTATACGTCCATCACTACGATATGTGATCGGCCCGTAGCCGTTAAAAACGAACCCCCGCCTGCATAGGCGTTAAACCTGTCGAGGTCGCACCTCGTTAATAAGCGCTAGTTCGTCCTTCCTCACGATAGAGGAAACGGATTAGCCGCTCCTTAAAGTCGGCTGATAACGCGACATGTGTCGCATAAATTATTTTGCTAATTAATAGGAGCCTATCATGGCCTTAACAAATTTCGGGACGCTTACGGGCGACCAACTTCAAGCGTGGTCTCGCGACTTCTGGAAAGTAGCGCGTAACCAATCTTTCATCAACCAGTTCGCTGGTTCTGGTTCTAACGCTATGGTTCAGCGAGTAACTGAACTTACTAAGAATCAAAAAGGCACTAAAGCCAACATCACTTTGCTTGCTGATATGACCGGCGACGGCATCACTGGTGACGCTACGTTGGAAGGCAATGAAGAAGCCTTGCGCGCGTATGACATCACCATTGAGCTAGACCAGTTGAGATTTGCAAACAGAATTGCTGGCCGAATGGCTGACCAAAAGACTGTTGTAAACTTCCGTGAGCAGTCACGTGACGCACTTGCTTATGCAATGGCTGACCGTATTGACCAGCTTGCTTTCTTGACCCTGTCAGGCGTTGCTTATACTGCTAAGAACACTGGTGCTTTACGCGCTACTTCTGGAACTGCTGGACACGAGCTTGTTGACTTAGAGTATGCATCGGACGTTTCTGCTCCTACTGCTGCTCGTCATCGTCGATGGGATGTTACTGACGGTTTGGTTGCTGGCAGCACTACTGCTGTTGCTGCTGCTGATCTCATTCAGTACAAGACTATCGTTGAGCTGAAGGCTTACGCTAAAGACAACTACATCCGTGGTATTCGTGGTGCTGGTAACCAAGAAACTTTCCACATGTTTGTTACTCCACAGCAAATGGCTGATCTAAAGCTAGACTCTGACTTCCTTGCTAACGTTCGGAATGCTGGTGTACGTGGTTCTGCGAACAGCTTGTTCTCTGGATCTTCTAGCCTAATGGTTGACGGTGTCATGATTCACGAGTTCCGACACGTGTTTAACACATCTGGTGCTACTTCTGGTGCTTCTGGCAACGCTGGAGCAGCTGGATACAAGTGGGGCGCAGGCGCTAACATCAATGGAGCACGCGCTCTGTTCTGTGGTGCTCAAGCTCTAGCAATGGCTGACATTGGTTTACCTGAAATGGTTGAAGATACTTTCGACTACGGTAACCAGTCTGGTATCTCTGTAGGTAAGATCTTTGGTCTCCGCAAGCCTAAGTACAACAGCGACATTAGTGGCTCTGTACAAGACTTCGGTGTTATCGCTCTCGATACAGCGTACTAAGAAACACCCCCTCTTCTCTTCGGAGTTGAGGGGTTTTTTTATCCACCACAGGAAGAATCATGAAGATTATTACGGACAAGCCATTACGAGTGGCTACTTTAAGCGGAGCAGTAGTACTGTTCGAAGCGGGCGTTATACAAGAGATAGCTGACGAAATTGGAATCCTGGCGATTCAGATGGGCGCTAAAGAGCACAACAAAAAATATATTGAAGAGTCCGAAGCTGAGATAGCGGACTTTGAAGAGGTTACCGAAGAAGCTGATGAGGGTCTTGTAGAAGCCCTACAAAAACTGATCGAGCTAGGCAACCCAGATGATTTTAAAACTGATGGCTCACCAAAAGCTGCAGTTGTAAACAGGGCTGTAGGACGAACTGTCCGCAGTGAAGAACGCGAAGAGGCTTGGGAAATAGCCTTAAACTCCTAAGAGGTTAGTCATGGCAGTCACGGTACAAAGCGTAGTAGATCGAGTCCAAACAGTATTACAAGATACCACAGGCGTAAGATGGCCTGTCGTAGCAGAACTTGTACTTTGGATTAACGATGCGCAGCGTGAGGTTGCTTTACTAAAACCAGACGCTAGCGCGACCAACGATACGGTTACTTTGGCCACGGGAACAAAACAGTCTATCCCTTCAGGCGGTAACCGACTTTTAAAAGCAGTGCGCAACATGTCAGCTGCTTCAAGCGGGACTGGAAAGCGATCTGTCCGTCTTGTTGACCGTGAAGTACTCGATGCTCAAACCCCTGATTGGCACGACCCAACAGTTTCAGGTGATGCAGCGCATACGACTATCGTAAAGCACTACATATATGATGAGGCCAACCCTCGTAATTTCTACGTTTATCCCGGTGTAGCAGGCAATGCTTACTTAGAAATAATTTACTCAGCTAACCCTGTGACAGTGGCTCAGAGCGGCTCTTTGTCTATCCCAGACATATATGCAAACGCCATCATGAACTACGTACTGTATATGGCCTATATGAAAGATGCTGAGTACGCAGGCAACGCGCAACGCGCTAGCTCGCATTTCCAAATATTTACTGCGGCAGTCACTGGTAAAGGCCAGATCGATGCAATAACTAATCCTAATATGGAACGCAGAGCACAAGCAGCAGGGATGTAAGAAATGGCTACTTCATACGAATCACTGCTGCCAGAAATCATCCCTATGGTGCCGGGGTGTCCTGACACGCTTATAGAAAACAGTATCCGTTCCGCAGCGATTGAGTTTTGTGAAAAAACCGGCGCGTACCAAGCAGAGCTAGACCCTGTTACTACCGTCGCTAGCATCTATGAGTATGACTTAGAGGCTCCTTCTGGCACCAACGTACATAAAATTATGTGGGCTGTTCATAACGGTAAAGACTTAGAGCCTATAAGTACCAACCTATTAGAGCAAAGGCTGCCGAAATGGAGAGATGCAAGTAACGCATCTACCCCCCTCTACTACGTAAAACAGACTCAAAGCACGGTGTGGCTTGTACCAACGCCCGGTGTAACTGTTGCTTCAAGCACGGTAATGCGCGTTCAGCTAAAGCCAACACATACATCTACAGCCTGTGATGACGGTGTTATGTCAGATTACAGAGAAGCCATTGTTAATGGCGCCCTATTCCGTCTACTACGATTGCCAAGTAAAGACTGGACAGATTATACAGGCGCTCAAGTTTACGGGACGCTATTTCAAGAAGGACTTATAGAAGCAGAACGCCGCGCACGACATGCGGATGAAGGCATAGCTAGGAAGGTAAAGTATGGCGGTATCGGAGAATCTTGGAAGACAAGACGAAACAAGTACGGTAGTGGTAAATGACCCTATCTTTGCAGATATTCAAGTACATGCTTATTGGGTACTACCTGCAATAGATGAGATTTTAAAAGAGCAGCCACAGCTTACGTTTACATCAAGAGATGTATACCTAGCGTGTGAAGAAGGAGCCGCTGTGCTTTGGGTGGCTGATGAAGGTTTTGTAGTGTCAACGGGCGAGACTGACCCTTTTACAAGGGAAAGAACGTTTTTAGTTTGGTTAGCTTGGGCTAGAGAGCTTGGCCAGAACTGTGTTGTAAAGCACTACAGTTTTTTTGAAAAGGCAGCAAGAGAAGCAGGTTTTAAGAAGGTAGAAGTAAGAACCCCGATCCCTAAGATGGAGCGCTATCTGCTCTCTGAAGGATGGGACAAAGACACTGTTATTTATACGAGAGATTTGTAATGGGCAGTAAACCAAAATCGCAAGACTACCAAGCCTCGGGCGCAGAAAAAGCATCCGCATCAGTTGCTATGGCCGAGTATCAAAACTTTAAAAAGAAGTATGACCCTTTACTTCAGGAGATGCGCGATAAGTCTCTCACAGAGGACGTTACGACTTCTTTAAGAGGCCGGGCTAATGCAGACACAATGCAGGCCCTTACTACTCAACCTAACTACCAGTCTACACAAAGTAACACCGGAGCTGGGGACATGGCGCAAGCTGTGCAAGGTCAGTTAGGCATCGCCAATACATCAGGTAAAGACATTCAGAACAAGATGCAAACAAACGTCTTAGGCGTAGCACGCGGCCAAGCAGCTGATGCACAGACAGGTATGGCACAGGCTTCGCGCCTTGCCACATCGCAAGCACTGACCAGGGCAGCGGCTAATCAAACCGTAGCGCAGGCTAAGTTTGGCGCTATGGGCCAGATAGCAGGAGCTGCCTTAGGCAAATTTGGTGAGTCTAAAGCAGGAGGTTCTGGCGATGGTTATGCGTCTAAGTTTATGGAAGCCCTTAAGGAACAAAAACGCGCGGGAGGTGGGTGATGTCACAGATGCCTGGAACCGGAATAGGCTACCAATATAACCAAACGGGCGTAGTAAACGACCCTTTAGTAACCAACCCAGGCCTTACTGGTGGTAACACAGGCCCTACTGGTGGTAACACAGGCCCTATGGGCTTGGGCTTGGGCTATATGGGCTATCAGGGACGGTCGCAGAACCAAGGCGGACTGCCTACAGTTACCGACCCAGACAAAGCGTATGAAGCTATAACGCGCGGCGAGTATTTTGATTTTGTAAATAACTATAGCGGTTTTGAAGATGAGCTTATAGAAAAAGCAAGAACCGATACTAGCCTGATTGACCAAGCACGCGAAGACGTGACCGTAGCATCGGGGCTAACAAAAGGAATAGCCGACAGAAACGCTTCTCGATACGGTGCGTCTCTTACTCCTGCTCAGATGCAACAGCAAGGCGCTACTTTGCAACGCGCTAACACCCTCGGCGGGATACAAGCTGTGGGCGATGCTCGTATTAACCAGAGAGAGGCCAACACCGCTTTAATGTCTGACCTAATTAATATTGGACAAGGCGTAAACCGATCGTCGCAAAGCCAGATGGGTTCTGCAGCAGCGGATGCTACCCAGCGGAAAAACGCCTATATGCAAGCCCGTGCCCAATCTAAAGCGCAGACTTACTCTACTGTAGGATCGCTTGGCGCGGCTGCAATTATGGCACTCGCGTTTAGCGACTCTGCTTTGAAAGAAAATGTTACGCACGTAGGCGTTTCAGGCGAAGGCGTAAATATTTATAACTTTAACTACATCGGCAGTAAAACACGCTACCAAGGTGTCATGGCAGATGAAGTGCCGTGGGCTGCAGTTCCTCACTCTAGTGGTTATAAAATGGTTGACTATAACAAAGTGGATGTTCAGTTTAGGGAGCTATCAGCATGAGCGCATACAATGGGTTTTTAACTGGGCTAGCCGGGGCTGGAAACTACTCTGCTCAACGCGACAGGCGCGCGCTTGATAGAGACATCTACGATCTAGACGTAGAGCAATTTGACGAACTAAAGCGATCGACCGGCGTTCTAGAGAAACAAAGAGACACTCAAGAAGCCCGTTTAGGCGTGCAACAAGACAATTATAATAGGCAACAAGAGAACGATAACAGACAGCAAGACAACGTTGACGCCAAAGAAAAACGAGACCAGTTTAAGTTTGATCAAACCAACACCCAACAAAAAGCAGACACTATGATCACGTTAGCTATGGACCCGGCTAATGAGTGGTGGAGTCCAGCAAAAGGGCTTGCTACCTTCGATCAGGCTGGGTATCAGTCTTCTTTAGAAAGCGGTAACACTATAAGTTCTGATCGCATGGCACTGCACGTTGCCAACTCACAGGCTAAAGACGAGAACTTTGTATTTGATAAAGTCCGTAGAATTGACGGCAAAATATATATAGAAGGCACTTATGTATCTGGCCCAAACGAGGGTCAAAAAGGCGTAGCGAACGAATCAGGAAACGCAGACCCTAATTCGCCCGTTTTAGAATACACTCCTGCCACTCTCGCTCAAGATGTGGCTAGCGAATGGCCCGCGATTACCGGACGCTCAGCAAAGCTAGGCGGATCAAAAGGCATGGAGTTCATTGCGTTAAATGGCGCAGGTCAAGATAGGCTGCAAGCCTCAACGGACGCTCGTAACGCTAAGTTACAGGCAGATGTTGTTGATGCAGCAGAGTCTTTAGGCGCACCTGAACTTGTACGCGGTTTTAAAAGAGCGCTGTCTGAAGCGGGCGATGACAAACAAGCGCGTCAAGAAATACTACTCGACATGGCAGAAACGCTTGGAGTAGACACGTCCGGCACTGAGTTTGCTGACAAACCTACTAGCATTGTTGGGGGGGCGTCCCCAGAACAGCTACCGCGCATAAACACTCCTCACTATATGGGTCCACAAGAACGCAACCCTATTACACTTTTAGATCGAAATATTCAGAAGCTAGGAAAGGATATTGTTCGATCTAAGAAAGACGCTACCGATAGTTACATGGAGGACAAGTACACTAAGTTAGAGACCGCAATGGAAGAGCGGAAAACTATTATTGATGAGACTAACCAGAAGAGCCTATCGGATGCGCAAACGCGGTTTGGTGAACTTACGGCAAAGGCAGAAAAAGCTACTGGCGCCAGAAAAGAATTTTGGAATAAACAGGTCGCGAAA